TAAGTTATAATTTAATGGGGCCCAATGCATTACCTCAAGTTTGGGCTACTGCATTTATTTTTAAAAAAACTGAAAAAACAAAAAGTTTTTTTAATTTAATTGAAAGAATACAATTAAATTACAATTATTATAGAGTATTATTTGGAATAAGAGAACAAAATTTTAGAAATGATTTTGCATTCAGTATGGCAAATATTATACTCAATGGATATACAATTGATCCTACGATTAATTTTCCTTGGGCAATCTTTACTATAGAAGACACTCTATTCAAAATAGAATTACACAAAACTTTTTTTGTTGCAAGATTAAAAAATACCGCACCAATACTACCTATACAAAATATTCATTTTATGGATAAGGATTATTTACAATCTGACGATTTTACTTATTTTATAGAGAAAATACTAAATGAGTAATATAGGATTTCTGACTATTGCTCAAAATAATAGAAATACAAATTATTTAAAATTGGCCTACCTACAAGCAATGAATATCAAATTGTTACATCCTGAATACCAATATGCAGTAATTGTGGACAAAAATACTTTAAATCAATTAACTAGTAAAATGCAAAAAGTATTCGACCATGTAATAAATTTGCCCATTGATTATGCAGAAAATGATGAATTAAAATACGCAAATGAGGTAAATGTTTTTAGATTAACTCCTTTTAAGGAAACTTTTAAAGTAGAAAGTGATTTACTCTTTACTAGACCTGTAAACAATTGGATATCTGCATTAAGATTAAAATCTATAGTACTAAGCTATGGATGTAAAAATTATAAAAATATGTTATCTAATAATTTAAATTACAGACAAATTTTTGTTAATAATAATTTACCAAATGTTTATAATGGGTTAATGTATTTTAGAAAAACTGTAGAAGCAGAGAAGTTTTTTCTATTAGCAGAGAAAATTTTGATAAATTGGACAATTATTAAAGATCAACTTATTGGTTGTACAGAAGACAAACCTAGTACAGATGTACTCTATGCATTAACGGCAAAAATATTTAAATTAGAAAATTGCACTATGCCTAGTTTAGATTTTTTTAACTTTATACATATGCCTATAGACACAATGGATTGGGGAAAAGATAAAGAAGGTTGGACTAATAAAATGTCACACGAAAAAGATAATTTTATGATTAGAATAGGTAATTTAAATCAATATTATCCAGTTCATTATCAAGATAAAAAATTTTGTGACGATAATATAATTGAATGGTATGAGGAAAAATATGAACAGTTGGGACGAATTAATAAAAGCCTTTGACTTAGGATTAATAGACGGAGAAAAAGAAGTTGAATACCAACATAGATTGTATTATGATGTGTCTGGGAACATTATCAAAACTACAGCATTTAAATCAGATCCTATCTATGACCAACCATTTATAATTATTGATCAAGTACCAAACAATTTATTCGAATATAAGATTAAAAATAATAAGTTAGTAAAAAACACTATTAGTAATCAACAGATACATGGACTAGTAAAAGCTCAGTCTGGCTTTAAAGTGGTATTAAATAACCCAGCATTATTACTTTTCCATGACGAAGTCTTTAATGAAACTGAATATTATGACCTTAGAAATAATTAATATTAGCGATTTAGACTGTATTTTTTTAACATACGACGAACCTAAAAAAGAAGAATTTTGGATACAAATACAAAATTTAATCCCATGGGTTAAACGAGTTGATGGGGTTCGAGGGTCAGATTCAGCTCATAAGGCGGCTGCTAGTGCAAGTGAAACTGATAGATTTATTGTGATTGATGGTGATAATATTCCTGACCCATCGTTTTTTAAAAAAACATTAACATTAAATAATCAAAGTAAAGATTATGTTTTTAGATGGAAAGCCCGTAATGTCATTAATGAGCTAACATACGGTAATGGTGGTATAAGCTGTTGGACAAAAAATTTTGTAAACAGTATGAAAACTCATGAAAATACAGATGGCCAAGATTACACTAAATTTGAATTTTGTTATAATAAAAATTATGTTTCAATGCACGATTGTTTTAGCACTACTTATCCAAACGCAACTCCTTATCAAGCTTGGAGAGCAGGATTTAGAGAGGGAGTTAAACTTTGTTTAAATAAGGGAGTAAAACCTAATATTAATAACTTTAAACAAAATATTCACATAAGAAATTACGAATTACTAAGTATATGGCATAATATAGGTCAAGATATTGAAAATGGTTGGTGGGCCATTTATGGAGCAAGATTGGGAACTTATTTAACACTACTAAGACAGTGGGATTATACCAAAGTTCAAAGCTTTGATGAACTAAAAGCTCTTTGGAATAGTTTTAGTAAAGATACCCAATACGCTTGCGAAAGTTTAGGAAAAACGCTAAAATTGAAGCTAAATTTACCCATAGTAGAAATGAATGCCGAACAAAGTAAATTCTTTAAGTCTTTTTATGCTAAACAACATACAAATAAAGGTATAATGGAATTCGATAAACCGTAATGAAAAGAATACAAGTATTCGGGGGCCTAGGATATATAGGTTCTAATTATGTAACCCATACACCTAATTGTATAGTAAATTTAAAAATAGACTATACAGTTTACCCATCTGCTACTGATATAGTTTATTTTATTAGTACTGTGTCTAACTATAATGTATTAACAGATCCATACTTAGATATTGACACAAACTTGATACTTTTAATTCAAATCTTAGAGCAGTGTAAAAACAAAAATATTACATTTAATTTTATTAGTAGTTGGTTTGTCTATGGGGACACTATTGTGCCTGCAGACGAATCATCTGCCTGTAACCCTAAGGGATTTTATAGTATTACTAAAAGAACAGCAGAACAATTACTAATTTCCTATTGTAATACTTTTAACATAAAATATAGAATAATACGATTAGCTAATGTGGTGGGCGGACATGATCCTAAAGCTACTGCACAAAAAAATGCTCTAACTTTTATGATTAAAGAATTAAAACAAGGTAGAAATATAAATTTATACGATAATGGTAATTTGTATCGTGATTATATCCACAACAATGATGTTGCTGCTGCAATTAATCTTATCTTAGATAAAGGTAATATTAATGAAATATATAATGTGAGCAATGGTGTTCCTTATATGTTTAAAGATATAATATATTCTGCTTACAAATTAATAAAAAATCCAGGAAAAATTATACCTATTGAAGTTCCTAAATTCCACCAAACTGTACAAGTATACAGTATGTGGATTAAAAATGATAAACTAAAAAAATTAGGATATGTGCCTAACTATGATATGGATAAAATTGTACGAGATTTAGTTTTTAACTCATGATAATAATTAAACTACAAGGGTCTTTTGATCAACATAATTATATGTTTCAAGATGAAAATTTTGAAACAATGTGGGATCAACTTAATAATAATCTTTATTGCAAAAAAGACGACGCAACATTTATACTGCCAGTATCCATACTATCTATCTCAAATCTACAACATTCGATTAATCTAATACATGGATTGCGGTCAATTTATTCTTTAACTAATCAAAATATTTTATTTAACTTTAGCTTAGACAATATTCCATTACATATGGATATACGAATTTTGCCTATTGAATATATAGATATGCTAGAACATGCTTGGTCTTTTATGTTAAAAAAAATTATTGTTGAGAAAAATACTTATAATGGTTTTTACCATCACGAGTTAACTAAACTTGAACATATCATTGATTATATGAATACTGGTAAAGATTTAGAAAATGATTTATTGACAAAAAGTAGAAAATATTTTTATCAAATAATTAATGAATATGATCATGCGAATAACAAAAACTTTTGCGCAATTTTTCCTGATATGATTAATTTTTATGAGTTGTGTAGTAAATTATGAAATCTAAATTCATAAAACTTTTTTCTGATATAGCTAGTAGAACTGCAGAAATGAGCAGTGCCAAACGCCTGAAGGTTGGTGCTATAATTGTTAAAGATGATAGAATAATTAGTTTGGGTTACAACGGAATGCCTGCAGGTTGGGATAATAACTGTGAATATAAAGACTACGCTCCTACTTCAGACCGCACTGAATCTGACCACGAATATCCATTAAAAGATGAGCAAGGACAATATAGACTCAAAACACGCCCTGAAGTATTACATGCAGAAATGAATGCATTAATGAAATTAGCTAAAAGCACTGAAAGTGGGGAGAATGCAAGTCTTTTTATTACTCATGCTCCCTGTTTAGAATGCGCTAAAGGTATATATCAATCTGGCATTAAAGAAATCTATTATAGAGATCAGTATAGGTCTACATCTGGATTAGAGTTTCTACAAAATTGTGGAATTAATATTACTAAAGTGTCAGATGTTTGATATTGCTATAATTAAATTAATTAACAATGATAAAGTAATTAATGAGTTATTAAACAGATTTCCTTTCGCCAAAGTTTTTGAAAAACAAGATAATCAACTTAATTTAATTAAAGATATAGTTAATTGGGCCAGAACAGAATATGTTTGGATCTTAAGTGATATTAATGATTATACATATTTCGATTTATATTTCATACCTGTGCCTGATCAAAAATATCAAGTACATGCTTGGCCCAATGATGATTATAATTATCACACATTTTTAGTGCCAGTAAATTATTTTAAAAATCAATTTACAATTCAAGATTTAAATCAATATAAACATGTTAATTGGCATGATACTTTTATTCATAAAGATACAAATGTAAAAAATAATTTAGAACCATTAGACATTTTTTATGTTAGTAACGGTGAACCCTATGCTAAAATTAATTATCAGTGTGCTTCATCTATCATTAATAGACCTATAACTTGGATAAAGAATATTAATAGTAGAACAAAAGCATTGCAATATGCAGCAGAATTATCTTTGACTGAATGGTTTTTCGTTATACCAGCTAAGTTGCAAATAACAAAAGATTTTAATTGGGATTGGCATCCAATTTTATATCCTATGTTACAATATTATAAACATCCCAAAGATCTAAAACATTTTGTGTTTACAGCTAAAAATCCATTGAATAAATTAGAATATGGGCATATGGCATTAGTTGCTTATAATAAGAGTTTGGTATTAGATACTAATGATCCAGGACTAGACTTTACTTTAAGTAAACCATACGAATCTATCCCTATTAATAGTGGTATTGCAAATTTTAATTTAGATCCACTAACAACTTGGCGCACTGCTTTTAGAGAAGTTATAAAATTAAGCTATTATAATAAAACACTGCCAGATAAATGTACTCAAGAAAGATTAGAAACCTGGATATCAAAAGCTGACGGGTTAAATGCAGAGTGGTGTCTATTGGGTGCAAAAGACGCTATAGAATATTTTAATTCTGTCCATGGAGATTATGCATCAATATTAAAATCATACAATTGGCAATGGACAGACAATTATGCTAAACAAAAAGGATATAAATTATGGAATTAAATAAAGATTGTTTTAGTTCTGGACAAATAACTAGCAAGTTATGGTTATGTAAAAAGTTAGAAGATTTAAATTGGGAGTCAGATAATACCGCTATATACGGAGGTTGGCAGGGCATGTTAGCTTTTTTACTTTTATCCCGAGGCAAATTTAAAGTTAAAAAGATTAGAAGTTACGACATAGAACCTAAATGTGAACCTATTGCCGATGCAATGAATGAAAATTGGGTCATTAACAATTGGCAGTTTAAAGCTTTTACCAAAGATTGTAATCTAATTATACCAGACAGTGATTTAATAATTAACACTGCTACAGAACATTTTGATAGTGACCGATGGTTTCAAAATATTCCGTCGGGAACAAGAGTAATACTACAAAGTAATAATATGAAAAGAGACGATCATAATAATACAGTAGATAATTTAGACCAATTTAAGGAACGCTATCGTCTTAACGATGTTTTATTAGCAGAAAAGATTAATTTTAGATACCCAACATGGTTTTTTGATAGATTTATGTTAATTGGTATTAAGTGAATTACTAAATTTTAGCAAAAAATAAGTAGCTGATTCTTCTGTTAAGTTCGCAATAATACTAACTTTTTGCTGAAAAGTATGTCTATCTGCATTACAATACCAAACAGGAGTTTCTAATGCATGCTGCATAACCCATTGGCCTTTTTCACTTTTTTCAAATTTATATAATGGTTCTGCTACATAAATTTCAATATCTTCCACATCACTCATGTAAAACTCATGCACAACTATTTTTTTCATTATTATACAGCCATTGGTGCTTTAATTGAATCATGACTGATATAATTATACAGCTTTATATCAGACATAGTGAACTTTGTAATGTCTTTAATATCAGGGTTTAACCACAATGTAGGTGGGGCGAAAGGCTGTCTAGATAGTTGAATTTTAACCTGTTCTACATGGTTTAGATATATGTGTGCGTCTCCCGTAACATGTATAAACTCACCTGGTGTTAAGTCACACACTTGTGCAATCATGTGTGTTAGCAAAGAATACGATGCGATGTTAAAAGGAGAGCCTAAAAACAAATCATTTGATCGTTGATACATTTGACAACTAAGTTTTCCATTTGCAACATAGAATTGTGCAAAACAATGACAGGGAGGCAAAGCCATGTCATCTAACTCAGCTGGATTCCAAGCAGTTAAGATATGACGCCTACCATGCGGATCTTTTTTAATCCCTTCAATAAGATTAAGTAATTGGTCGATTTCATGTCTATCAGTTGCTATTCTAGTACCGCCTAGATGAGCTGGGCCCATGTCTTTTTGTTCAACATATTTACGCCAATGTCGCCATTGGACTCCATAAACTCTACCTAGATCGCCTGGGAATTTAGCTTTAGATTTCCAGTATGGGGCAAGTGCATTTGGGGTCCAAATAGTAACTGTGCCGTCTTTGGTGCCATGAGTAATTTCAGCTAATCTGCGTTCATCACCACTGCCTTCAATGAACCAAAGTAACTCACCTACCACTGCTTTCCAGGCTAATTTTTTTGTAGTAACTGCTGGAAATCCATCTTGAAGATTGTATCGTTGTTGCAAACCAAAGACACTAATAGTACCTGTACCAGTCCTATCATTTTTAGTAGTGCCATTGTCTAAAACAAACCGTAAAGCATTTAAATATTGATTTTCCATGTTGGATATATTATATAAATTATCTAAAGATGTCAATATTTTTATAGACCATCCAATTACAATCTTTATCTGTACTTGCTTTAGCACTTGTTACTCTAAAGCCTAGTAAAAATTTGGATAGATCTAATTTACAATCATTCTTATATGAGCCTTTCATATGAGTAATATGGAGTTCATCTAGGATATGTCTTGTTTGTAGTAAAAGACTAGGGCCCCCAATAATCCATACATGTAATTTAGGATAATTTTTTTGAATATTTAAAATCTTTTGATCTATATCTTCACCACTAATTGTTTTTGCCAATGAGTTGTTTAATTTGGTGTTAGTAGCTACATAGCATATGCGATTGGGTAAAGGTTTAGGCATTTTGGGATCGTCCCAAGTTCGCCTACCCATGATTACTATGTTATTAATAGTATTATCTTTAAAGTATTGGAAGTCTTCTTTATGTGTTGGCCAAGGTAATGAACCATTGAAGCCCATACCGCCCCAATAGTCCACAGCAAAAATAGCTTTGATCATAGTTTAAATTTATTAAGTATCCGATCAGTTTCTTGTTGAACTGTTTTTTCTATTTGGTCTATATCTATATAGAAATTTACATTTTGGATATAAAGTTCTAAAGACTCTAATTTTGTATTTAGTTCTTTTTCTACAATATCTGGATCAGCGCCATTACTAAGTAGTTCTTTAATATTAACAGGAACTTCAGTCCCATCCTTTAGCAAAACCACTATTTTTTCTAACACATGGATGGGAACTTCTTTTTTCTCTACTTCCTTAATAATTTTACGCCAGGAACTTTTCTTACTTAATTTAATTAACCTTGCTTGCTGTCTTTTTGGTTTTTCTTGTTTTGACATTTGTTTTAGTGGCGCCAGAAATATTTGTTGCTTCATTTTGTAGTCTTTCAGCTTCTGCCATAAGTTGTTTTGCTTCTGTAATCATCTTCTGGGCCTGAGCTAATCTTTGTGCTGCAAGTTGTTCGTCACTAAGAACCTCGGTCATTGAAATACTTGTTTCTACTTCTGCTGGCACACTTCTGCTCTGACTAGGTACTCTAACTTCACCTAAATTCCTATTTTCAGTGACTCGCTTTTTCTTACCAGACAACCCACTATTTTTGTCTAGATCTGCAAGTTCTTTAATTGCTTCTTCCCCTTGTTCCATTTTTGTAAGAATATTATTAAGTTCATCTAGTCTCACATTACTGTTATTGGTTGGAGTTACAATAACTTGATTTGTAGGCACTTTTTTAATCATACCTTCTTTGTGTAAGGTGGTCAACGCATTATTACCATCACTTAAGGTATATCTGAACAAATAATCACTAAACTCTTTTGCTTGCTGTCCTGAGTCTGATTCTAGTGCTTTCATTATATCATCATGAATGTGTCTAGGTAAAACTTCTGGGTAAACTAATAGACACATATGCGTTTCACCAGGCACTGTCCTATATAAAATTACAACTTTTTTATTATTATGTTTGCCAACATGCTTAATCATTTTTTAATTCCTCGGTTGGTGGCTCTGTACTATTATTAGTGCCAGCAGCTTGTACTATTGCGCTAAGTTTTTGAAACATTGCACCTACTGTAGAATACTCTTCTACTCGGAAAGCATTCCTTGTACTTGCAACATTTAAAATATCTAAAATTACAACTATATCCTGTAAACTTAGACTGGGTTTTAGGTCCATATATGCTCCATAGTAAAAGTATTTACTATGGTTTACAGACATTAAAATTTTTTTATATAGTAAAGGCTGACTTGTTTAATTTGTCTAGCATGAAACAAAAAAATGTGCTTTCACTGTGAATCTCAAACGCCACCACCTTCTGTACAACAATATTCCCATCTGATTGTTCTACTATCTCATCACCTAGATAAAATCTACCCTCTAAATTCTCATAAATCCAATCTACAAAAACTCTATCATGCACTTTGCTATCAAAATGTACTTTTTCTAAATGAGGAGAGCAATAATTTAGCCTCCTCAAGTCAAAAATATTAAGCGGATTAGGCTCACCGTATTTTATCATTTTTTACGACCAGCATGCTCGTAAATAGCCCATACTCCGAATGGTGGTTGTGCATTTTCATTGCCTTTAATAATAAAGACCGTATCACAATAATTTTCGTCGCCCCATGAACCAAAAGGACATCCGTCAGTAAACATAATAAACTTTTTAGGCTGGATATTGTTGTCTTTCATAAAAGTATAATTAGCCATAAAGTCAGTGCCACCACCACCTGCTGGCTTATAGTTTCCAATATCCTCTAAACTCTCACTGGTATATTCTTGATGGTTATAAACTTCTGTATCGAAACTCCACACTTGAATTTTGTACTCATCGTATGCTTCCATAATGCCTTGAATTTCTGTCATAAAGGCACTGATGTCGTTTTCAGAAATACTGCCACTAGTATCAATAGCAATAGCTACATCGATTTGTTCTCCAGGTTTCATACCAGGCATAACTGCATCGATATGCCAAGATTTTCTACTTGGGCGCATCCAAGTGTAGTCATTTTTAATAGTACTAAGAATTTGTTGTTGTAATAGTTCACGCCAGTCAACAACTGGTTGGGTCATATTTTTAATAAGTCTAGACACCCCAGCTGGCAAATTTCCTGCACCTGTAGATTGTGCAGCTTGCAACACTGCCTCACGAATTTCATCTTTAATTGCCTGCCGTTCTGCAGCACTTAGGCGAGGTTTTTTAGATTTAGTTTCGTCCCCGTCGCCATCTGCATCATTATCACTATCATCGTCCAAATGATCGTCCAACAGTTGATCGATAAGATCTTCTACATTAATTTTTTCTGCATTTTCGTATAAATCGTCATATACTTCTTCTGCACTCCATCCTTTATATTTGGCATCATAAAGGCAAGGATTAATACGATCACCAATGCCAAATTGAATTAGGTCATTGTTAACGCAATAGTCTGCAGCACAATTAAATAGCATTGAATCACGCTCTTTGCCTGTACGGCCAAGATGATCGTATACATTGTGCAACACTTCATGGCCAAATAAAAACTCAACTTCTTTGGCTTTAAGTTTACCCACAAATTCAGTATTGTAATAAAATTTACGGCCATCAGTTGCAGCAGTTCCGCACCAACTATCTGCGTTTACTAGTTCAAGCCGTGTAGCAAGATTGCCAAAAAATGGAGCTTTAAGCAAAAGTCCAATACGAGCTGTGGTTAGTTTTTCACGGATTTCACGATCCTTATTTTTATCAATTTCGGTAGTAAGGCGTCCAGCAAGTTTTTGCCCTTTAGGTGCCTTAGAGGTACTAGTAGTTGCCATAATTGATCCTTTTAACTATTGCATTATTATAACAAGTGTTGGATTTTTTGTCTATTTTTTTCATTATAGGTATTTAACAAATCCTACTTAGGTTAACACCATTTCAAATTAAACATTGATGTTTCTAGATCGGTAGCAAAGTACAATGAAATTTCTTGTCTACCCTCAGTGATAAAGTGCCAAGTCCATTTACGAATAAATGTAGGCTCATTACCGGCCATTACCATGTAAAGTAATATATCTCTTTCGTAAGTATCACCAAATACATTCCAACACCAAGTTCTTAACTCAATAAATTTTTTATATCGTTCAGATTTCGGTCCTAAAATAAGAACACGATGTTTGAAGTATTGGTTGCCAGTGAATTTTTTATCTAATTTCTGCCAGACTAGAGAGGCACTCATAATGGTTCCTGTATATAAATGCCTCTCTTTATGTTTTATCGTGAGTTAGCAGCAATGATATATTTGCCAAATCGTTTGTGGAACTCATCAAAGTTCTTCATCTTGTTTGGCAGGAACGGTAGGTTATAAGTAGTTAGAGCTACTCGAGCGCCCATTACAGTAAGTTCTGTGGTAAAGTTATCCATCATAAACTTAAAGAAATTGTCTGCCATTGCATGCCATTCTGCATTAGGTTGGGTCTTTCCATGTTTTTGCAGTTGATCTTGAAGTTCATAGCACAGGCTAATAACCATACTATACATAGCACTGATTTCTTTAACCTTCAATTCTGTAACTTGACCCGATAGAACAGTTTCTGGACGAGGAAGTTGGCCTGCAATTTTACGATGCGCCATGAATTTTACAGCCACACCTTCACCTACTGCGCCTGAAACAAGGTCAGTAAGATCATTGTCAGAAACATCACTATCTGTAAGTAGCCTACTTACGAAAGTCCAACTGCGTGGGGTAGCGAATGCGCGACTTGAACTACGAGGATCAAAGTCATTAAGATCCTGTTTTGCAAAACCAATGTAACCAACTACATCCTTATGAATACGATTTAGAGTAGCCCACTTTTCCCAACTTTCATGATCTACTCGCATTTCAATATGCAAGAAACGATTTGCAAGTGGACTAGGCATGCGATAAGTTACACCTTTGTCACTTTCACGATTGCCTGCTGCTACGATCACTACATTGTCTGGCAATACATATTTGCCTACACGACGATTCAATACAAGTTGATATGCGGTGCTTTGAGTAGCAGGTGCAGCACTATTCATTTCATCCATGAATAGTACCACAATGGGATATTGTTTTGCAGTTTCCTCATCGGGCAGATCAATGGGAGGAGCCCAATCCATTTTACCAAGTTCTTTATTATAAAATGGAATACCGCGAAGATCGGTAGGGTCCATCTGTGCTAGGCGTAGATCAATCATTAGTCCGCCTAGTTCTTTTGCAATACTGGCAACAACTTCACTTTTGCCAATACCAGGTGGTCCCCAAAGGAATACTGGTTGTTTAATATTAAATGCTGTCAACAGGCATCGACGAGCAGTTTCTGCAGTAACAGTTCGGGTTTCAGTTACAGATGATTTCTTTTGCGTATCTAGGCTACTCATTGGGTTCTCCTAAGTGATAGAACAAGTTTACAGTGAACAGGAATATTTGTCTAGAGAAAAATTTTGTAAATGTTGTTTATTTGCAACACTAACAATAACCATTTTATATTATAAGCTATTATTTGTCAACCGAACTATTGGCTAAATTTTCCAAGTATCCTATCAGATCCCCGCCCATTAAAATAATAAGGGTTACATAGTCTTCATCAAACAATATTATTTTTTGTGCAGTGGGCAATACATATACACCTGGATAGTGGCGTTCTAATATAAGAAGATGTTTATTAACTAAAATTTGTGAATCTAATACTACTTCATGGCATTTATAGCCAAGTTTTTTGAATAAAAGATAGCCTTTGTAATTTAATCTTAGGCTGTTGTCGTCTGTTGGATTATACCAAATTTGTTGTCGTAATAGTTGCCAAAAGGACGCAAAGTCTTGTAAATTTTGTGTCTCTTTTGCCAATATTTTTGTTAGTTGTATTTGGCTATATTTTTTAGGGGAAGATTTTATCACCATGCTTTAACAAAACCACACTAAATTGGTCTGTTTTAAATAATGTATTTAACTTTTTGCAAAGATTAATAGCATGGCCTTTATTACTGAAACTACTCTTTTTATATTTGGGACCTGGGTAATTGATTAGCATATTACCAGACTTTAAATTGATTGGCTTATCTTGATAAAAAATGGCCCAAATGCCTTCACTTAACAGCACCTGCTCGGTTTTGTAATTGGTTTTATTTACATACTCAATAAGAATGTGTGGTTTAGGTCTACTCATAATTGAAAGTTCTCACTATGTTATTTATACATAAACTGCGTAGTTAAAACTTACCGCCATCCATATTAAGAGTAATTACATCAACAGCAGGTTCAGCTCTTAAGTGTTTATTCAACGCATTATATTGATTCAATAGTTCAAAAATATCCGCATGCAAATTTCTAGCCTCTTGAGCTGATAACACAAGGTCCTTACTATTAGACTGATTCATTAGTCGCACCTTACTATTAAACATAGTAAAGTGTAAGGGCATGTTATTCTCCATTATTAAACCCTTCAAGATTGTTTTTAAATCTAGCTTGTTCTAGTGCTTCTAATTTTGTTTTAAATGGGCCAATAAATTCATATCTATTCAAGGTAATAAGTTTTGGACAATAGGCTTTAACCCAACCATGATTAAATTTAATTGCATAATACCCGGCACAGAAAAAACTTTTACTTTTTTTGTTTTTTGTAAAAACTGCAAATTTATGTTGAATATCCCAATATATATTATGTGCAGTTTGACTAATAGGAAAACCGTAAAGATCGTGTAGTTCTACATTACTTTGTTGGGTTTTCTTAGATTTATCAAATGAAATATTATGTTGTGCAGTTAGTAATTTAATACTAGGATATTTTTGCCTTGTGCTTTGTTTATCTACAAATACAAAGGAACCATCTTCAACTGCTTGAATAGTTGCAACTTTATTGTTAGTAGAATCTTCTACAATCCAAAATTTATTTTTTAAAATTGTTTTAGCTAATAGTTGTTCACTCATGTTTTAGTCTCGCAAAAGTAATTTCATGATCATACACTGTGGCTACTGGCTTAAGCCAGCCATTTTGTAGGCACTCCGTAATGACTCTCTTATAACTATGAGGGCATCGGGTATCTATTTCGAATCCTGCTCGGGGGGAAACAACGAATTGATCCTTTAACAAAAAATCTGGATCATTGGGTTTTAGTGTAACTAAACTTGTTTTATTGACTTTATACTTCATCTGGATATCCTGCACTTAGAAATTCACTGTATCCACTTACTTGTTCTGAAATTTTAACTAGATCGTATTTACCACAAAATTTCAAAAACTTTGCACCCACCATGGGTAAACTTTTTGTTCTTGAATTTTCCTTAATACAAGATATAATTTTTTCTTTTATTTCGTCTGGTTGAGCAGTTAGATCAATAAGAGTTCTATTACGCTCATAGTCATCTAATACTCTATGCTCTACACCATTATGATCTGTCCATCGTTGCAGCATTATATTATTCCATGCAAACCCTTTTTTGCCACTGTCACTATAAGCTTCTAATAGTCCTACTTTATTTTTAGTTCCTTTAGTTCTTACACCAGGATAGGCACTAAAAACATTATCTGTAGGATCACCACGCATACATTTTTCAAACAAAATCCACTTTGGGTCAGGAATAGTTTTAGGCTCTTTAGTTTTCTTATCAATTACAAGCTTGCCTTTTCTATCGAAAATTCCCTCAATAGTATACAATTCGTCTGCAACACCATTATATTGCTTTACATTGTTGTTTAACAATTGATGAAAGTCACTGTCACTACTGATAATAATATGCTGGTCTGTTGGATGTGATTGAATCCAACCTGCAATTAAATCATCTGCTTCTAGTTGAGGATGTTGTAATACTGTACAATTGGAACTGTCTGTTAAAAACTTTTTAAGGTCGTCAAATGTTTGCCAAAACATCTGATCTTCCTCTTGTTCTGATTCAGTTAAGGCAGCACGAGCTACTGCTCTGTTGGCTTTATATTGGGCATAAAAATCTTTACGCCAACTTCTACCCTCTAAGCAGAAAATTACATGATCAGCTTTGTGTTCACGCCATGCTTTATTTACACTACTTAAAGTAACATGAACAGCAAAACCTAGTTTTGTCCATAAGTCACTTTGTCGATGTGCACTATGCCTGGCACGAAAAAAAGTATTTGCGGTGTCAATAATGATATATTTCATAGTACAATAATAGTAGCATATTATACTATATAAGTCAACTTACTTCTGTTCTACCATCTCCAATATCTTTACGCTGGACTCCAGAAACTGGTCTTGGGCTATTAGCTTCATACTGTTCGTAAGTTTCCATAACAACATTTCTACAAATATCAGTAAACCATTGGTCTACGATTTCTTCTTCACTAGTGCCTTTATATCCAGCATTTAATAGTTTTGCTATGAAAATTTCGTTCCAATCTAGTTCAAAAGCACCTATACCAATATTATCTGGACTTAGTTCCATTGCTAGCACACTGATATATGGTTGTCCTTTTTTTGTTGCTAGTTCTTTAGCAGTTGGTTTAGGTTTTGGTTGTTTAGGCTGTCGTTTAGGTTTAGGGAGTGTTGAAGGTACAGGATCTGGTTCCTGTGGTTTATCTTTTTTAATTCGATTTTTAAATAAATTGAACATAAAAGTATTTATAAGTTATTAGTATGGATATTTTTAATTAAGTCGACCATGCATTCTTAAAGAGAGGAACCTGCAGCCTATCACTATATCTAAAGCCATGTTTCATAGCCAATAGTGCAACATTTTTATTATATAACTCATAAACACTTTCTACGCCACCTACAGGCATAAGATAAACTGGGCCAGTAAATCCTGCATCACGATAAGCATTCACTGCTTCTAAAATTTCCTCAGTATCTTGCTCTCCAGCTACAACAAATTTCAAATAAGTATATCCCAATAGATTGTAATCACATACTATATCAGGTTTAATTGCATCAGACCATTTTTCTCCACTCACACTAAGTTTAGGACTTACACTAAAAGTAATTTCTTTAACTAATGTATCTTCCATAAGATAGTGAAAAAATTCTCCAGTAAGCTCTTGAGTGCCATTTGTTTCAAAGGTAAGTTCTTGTAAACTTTGCATAAGTGGATGTTCTAACAGTTCTGGATATGCTCTTTGCCATCCTAATAGTGGTTCTCCACCAGTAATTACTAAATGCTCATCTTGCCATGTTTTTTGCGGCAATAAATCCACAATACTTTTAGCTAATTGATCTGCAGTATCTTTCATTACAAATTTTTTAAATTCAGGATATACTGAACTATAACTATCACATCCTGTTTTGACTAATGGCAAGTCTTTAAAATCATTATAATTGTCTATATTACGAATAATTTCAACCACTTCTGGATTGTGTGTAATTTCCTCTCCAAGAATATGTTCCTGATATCTATTAAAATTTTTGCATCTAAAATTGCAGCCAAACATACGAAGGAATACACTAGGTACTCCCATGTAACGGCCTTCTCCCTGAATGGAATAGAATTTTTCTGTGTAATGAAATTTACTCATTTATTGTCCTTAAATTAATTAATGTATGATTTAGTATAAAAACCCTATTACATATACAAGGCTTAAAATAGCATTTCCTGTCCATAAACTAGGTTGTCGCCACATAATACCTACCAAGGTCCATGTAATACTGCCAGTTAAGAAAAGATATTTATTAAGTGGTGTATAGTCAAAACTTGTAGCAAAAGCACCCAATAAAATTAAAAAATTACTGGACCACTTTAGGATCCATTCTATAATGTTCATTCTTTTCGTAGATCTTTATTTATTATAACTGCTTGTTCCAACAAAGTCAATTTTATTCCCAACTTGTTGGCAAATTGTAACCAAGCACTTGTATCTTTAGGAAAACAATGACCACCGAATCCATATAAACCATCTGGTCCTGGAACTTTGCAGTGACTTAGTCCAACTCTTGGGTCTTTTTGTAATAATCCAACAACATTATTCCAATTTAAATTACATCTTTCTGCAAGAAGAGCCATTTCGTTCATAAACACAACTTTTGTCGCAAGGAAAGAATTTTCTACATATTTTACAAAGGCTGCTTCTTTACAGCTAGAAATGTAACTTGATCTTAATTTTAATTGTCCTAACCTAGTTAGTTCCATTGCTTGAACTATAAATTCCTGACGCAATAAATCGCCACCAATAATGTTGTCTATCTCGTCTGCATAGTCATTAATGCTATTATTTGCAGTAAGAAACTCAGGAATGTGTACAAGGTTAGGAAATTTATTAGATAAAGTTTCGTATATATCTGGAGTTGCAGTGGTTTTAGATATAATTAATTTATTGTAATTAGTAAGCTGATCTAAAGTATTAATTAAAATAGATGCATCGCAAGAGCCATCTTCCGATGCTGGGCTGGGCACACAAATAAAAATAGCATCCGTACTAAAAAGATCATCAAAGTTATGAGTTGATTTTGTTTTGTCTATATCTACACATACTAAGTCATACTGTTTACTTTTATAAACATTCTTAACTGCATTTCCTACATATCCTAGTCCAATTATGCCTAATGATTTCATTTTAAGTAATTTCCTTTATTGGGTATAACATGTCTCACGCCGCCTCTCGGGTCATCACAATCCCCGTTACGACGAGGAATCATATGAACATGTGGATACATCACAGTTTGTCCTGCACTGTGACCTACATTTTGGCCCACATTAAATCCTTGCCATCTGTCTAGATCAATGCCATTATATCCCCATTTGTATGCTGCTTGGTAGCAACTCATCAAACATTCTGTATTTTGAAATACTGGGACAAATAATAAATGACCTTCTGTAACAGGGTAGGCATCTCTAAATACCCAAAATGTTTTAGATCTGAATTCTATCTCTGTCCAAGGTGCAATTTTAGCATCAAGTGCCTGTTCAATATCGGTCATTTATATATTTCTTTTAAATATCTTCTAAAAGATTTTCGTTCCACTCTCTATGTCCTTCTCTAAATGCCATATTGCTTTGAGTTTCTCGTACTTCGACTTTATAGCACCAAACTCTTTCAGATTCAACTTGGCCCAAATAGTCAGGAATAAAAACAGAATTAACAAATTTATATAACATATCAGCGATTCTTTCGCAACCCATACCAGGCAATACAGTTAAATCTAAAATGCCATCTTTTTCAAGTTGCCTATATCGTTCTAGATCAGGATCATCATAAGCGATCAATGTTTTATGATCGAATTGATCTTTAAGAAGTTGTTTTAGTTCTTTTAGTCCACCGTAATCAATTACCCAGCCTCTTTTATCTAATTCATTTGCACCAAAGTAAAATTTTAAACTAAATGAATAGCCATGATTTTTATTACAATGTGTATCTGCCTTCCATTGTTTGTAGGCAACTGGAAATTCATCAATATATTCTTTTGTTGATGTAAATTTATAAACGATTGGTTGATATAGCATTCTTTATCCTTAGTTTTTTTTATCTTTACGATCCATAGTTTCTTTTATATTATGGCTTCTAACTCTTTCGTTGAATTTAAGCATAAACATACTAGCAGTGCCTATATCTTGTCCTAAAAAGTGTAATCTAGTTCCAAAAAGACCATTACTATGATGATGGCACCATTTGCTATTATATCTTACATAGTGTCTTACAATATTTCTACCTCTAGGGTCATAGTATGTATCTGTTTTTACTTCGCCACCGATTAATTTATACCATTCTATTATTTCTTCTGTTAGTAAATCTATATCTATCCAGATAGAGTATGTTACTGAGCATCCTGGTGGCAACGGTATCATTGTTTTCTTTCTAGTAAATATTGCTCCCATTGAATCCAAATATTATTTTTAAGAAATCCCCATTCGCGTTGGTGTGGTCCTGGCATAAACAATGTCCAGGCTGTTACCCCTTCTTTTAATTCAATACGATGATATGAAGTGGAAGAAGCGAATCTAAAATGACCAGGGCCACGCCAATGTTTTGTTTCCCCAATTTTTTCACCGTTGCTATTAAATTTAGGAGTCCATTCATAGTAGCCTCCTTTTAGTATTAATGTAGCATAGGGCCAAGGATGATCATGTAAATCATCTGGGTCTGATTTTAAAAATTTATGTAAAAATAAATTAAATGGAAAATTTTTTCTATCTTTTATAAACAGATAATAACGCTCTAGATAAGGTTCATCGTTAACCCTATCCATTACAATGCGTTTACGATCTAATTTCTCTAAAAGTTTAAGTAAAATCATTGTTTATATAGTTCCATTGCAACAATTCTACCTATTTCTTCTGCATAGTCTTTGTTGTCGGTAATAATATAAAGTGACACATCATTTCTATCTTTGGGTCTATTATATCTACTAAATGATAACAAAATACCACCTTGAGCAGGTGTTACTCTAAAGTTCATGGAATGTCCTGTTTGGACATCGTTATCAGCTGTAGGAGTTATTGATAGCTCTGCTAATTGTTTATTAGATTGGTTGTTACGATTAAACAGTTTGGAAAAAATATTCATTAATTATGTCCTTTCATACTTAGGCAAATATCGTAAAATTCTTTTTTAAGAGGGGGATGTGTATCAAAAGCACCTAGCATAATAGCAGTTGTCATATCAGACTCATGTTCTCTAACACCGCGTTGTGTCATACAATGATGTTCTGCTTTTACGATTACAGCAATATGTTCTGTTTTAGCATATTGTCTCAATGCTTCTGCAATTTGTGTTGTCATTTCTTCCTGAATTTGAGGCCGTTCACAGATATGATGTACAATACGATTAAATTTGCTAAGGCCAATTACTTCATCTTGTGGAACAATACCAACCCAACATCTACCAACAATGTTTTGAAAGTGATGAGCACAAGTACTACGGATGCTAATAGGGCCAGTAGTGTATAGGCTTTTATAGCCAAGGTTAGGAAATGCAGTAACTTTTGGTACAGGTTTATAGCGGCCGCTGAAAGTTTCTTGAATGAACATCTTGGCCACTCTATGAGCAGTTTCTTGAGTATTGTGATCATGATCTGTATCAATAATTAAACTAGATAAAACTCCTTGGAATTTCGTTGCAACTTCATCTACAAGTTTATCTAATTCGCCTTCTTGAATATAGTCTGAAATATTATCATTTGCATGAAATCTTGCACCTGCTGTCTTGATTCGGTTTCTAATAGCATCACTGATATATGTGCCGTGTTCCAAAATTTACTCCTAATTTATATTATTTAGACAAAAAACAATTATACAACAAAATAATTATAAAAACAATTATTTCAATGATAAAATGTTTTCAACCAATTTGTTTGCACTAAAAAAATGTTGTGTTAAAAATTGTGTTTGTTTATGTAGTTCTAATAATCTATTGTTATAGTCTTGCATGGTAATATTAATAAAGTGGCATAATTGATCTTTATTAACTTTATAACTATCCCATGATTCTGTCCAAACACTAGGATACTTAAACATATCAAAATACATTTCTTTATAGCTTAATCTATCAGGCACAATAGGAATAGCACCCAGTAATGCACCTTCGTAACAGCCTATACCTAAAGTCTCTTGCAAACTAGCACTAAAAACAATTTTGGCTTCAGACAGAATATTATGATATTGGTCTTTGGTCAAATTTTGATCTTGGCATACTATAAATTCGTATTGTGGTAAATTATCGGCAAGAGCTCTAAAAATATCTACTTGTTTTTCTGGAGCGATTCTATGGGGAAAAACAATTAAATCTCGTTTAGATGATTGTTTAAAATTATGCAATAGAGTAG